ACACAAGCGCAACACAATTATTTGGTGGTGGAACTGTTACCCAATCAGGCGGTAACTTCATTCACACATTCACATCTTCTGGCGCACTTAGCCCTTTGTCATCTGTAACAGCAAGTTACTTGGTAGTCGCTGGCGGTGGTGGTGGCGGACGTTCAGAAAACTCAGCCAGCGGTGATGGCGGTGGTGGTGGTGGCGCTGGTGGCTACCGTACAGCCACAGCAATAATTGACTCCAATTCAATTTACACAGTTACTGTTGGCGCTGGTGGTGCTGGCTCAACTTCTGTTGCCGCAAAAGGCGTTAACGGTACTGATTCTGCCTTTTCTGCCATTACTTCAACAGGTGGCGGTGGTGGTGGCTCAGACAACGCCAATACAAATATCAACAATGGTGCTGATGGCGGTTCGGGTGGTGGTGCGGCAAGTTTTTTCCAAACCGCAACAACTGGTGGTGCGTCAAGCCCCGTTACCTCTCCAGTTCAAGGCTTTGCTGGCGGTAGTCTTGCCGCCCCTGCAAGTCCATCGGGTGCAAGGGCTGGTGCGGGTGGCGGCGGTTCATCGCAAGCTGGAAACACTAAAAACGCAAACATTGGCGGTGCGGGCGGTAACGGTACTGCTAATAGTATTTCTGGATCATCAGTTACTTACGCTGGTGGTGGCGGTGGTGGTGGTGGTGGCGACAATGCTCAAGGTGGCGGCGCTGGAGGAACGGGCGGCGGCGGTGCTGGCGGCACAATAAACACCAATGGAACTGCTGGTACTGCCAACTTGGGTGGTGGCGGTGGCGGCGGTGGCCCATCATCTGGAACTGGCGGCGCAGGCGGCTCTGGCGTTGTAATCATCTCTTACGCTGGCTCACAAGTGTTTGGTGGTGGAACAGTCACATCCTCTGGTGGCAATACTATTCACACATTTACAAGTAGCGGGTCTTTAGCCCCTACTTATGTTATTGATTATCTTGTCTTAGCAGGCGGTGGTGGTGGTGGATATGACACTGGTGGTGGTGGCGGTGCGGGAGGTTATCAAGAACTTACCACTCAGACCGTAGCGCCCTCAACTAATTACACCGTCACAATCGGTGGTGGCGGCGCTGGGGCAACTGGACTTGGCGGGCCGGGGTCAAATGGGTCAAATTCAACATTTTCAGCCACAACCTCAACTGGCGGCGGTGGTGCTGGAACTGGTAATGCTGGCGTAAATTCGGGCAATAATGGTGGTTCTGGCGGCGGAAGTGCCAGTGGCGGAACGGGCGGGACAGGAACATCTGGGCAAGGAAATAATGGCGGAACATCTGCTGGCAGAGGGGCTGGCGGTGGCGGTGCTGGCGGAGTAGGTGCAAGCGGCGGCGCACTTACTGGCGGCAACGGCGGAACGGGGACAACATCCTCAATTTCTGGATCGTCTGTTTGCCGAGGCGGTGGCGGCGGTGGTGGTGCTGCTGCTAGTACTCCCGGAACTGCAACTTGTGGCGGTAGCAATGGCGGTGGAAATGGAGTTTCTGCAACCAATGCAACTGCAAACTTGGGTGGCGGTGGCGGCGGTGGCAATGGTTCTGGGGCAGCAAGTAGAAACGGCGGCAATGGCGGGTCTGGTGTTGTAATTCTTTCAATACCAACAGCTAAATACTCAGGCACAACCACAGGCTCACCAACAGTCACCACAAGCGGTTCAAACACAATTCTGACCTATACCGCGTCAGGCTCATACACGGCATAAGGAGAAACAAATGTCACACTTTGCAAAAGTAGAAAACGGGATAGTGGTTAACGTAATCGTTGCCGAGCAAGATGTCATTGACTCTGGCATTTTTGGTCACGGTTGGGTGCAAACCTCATACAACACTTACGGCGGTCAACACCCAGAGGGCAGACCGTTGCGTAAGAACTACGCTGGTATTGGGTACACATACGACAGTCAGCGTGATGCGTTTATTCCTCCGCAACCATATCCATCATGGGTTTTGAGCGAGGAGACTTGCCTGTGGTCTGCGCCAACTCCAATGCCTACAGATGGCAAACTGTACAACTGGGATGAGACTACTGTGTCTTGGGTAGAAATGGAAGAGGTAATAAATGGGAATTAACGCCTTCACAAAAACAGGTAACACGGTGGTGTTTACCGCAGCATCTTCTGCGCCTACAGCCGTGCAGTGTTCTTCTTCTACGCTTGGTGGAAATCAATATCGCATCATCAACGCTGGGACAGTGACCGTGTTTTTGGGATACGGCACATCTGCAAGTGATGCAAGCAACAATGCCGTGGTGGTGTCTTCTTCAGGAACGTCTTTCCCTCTACTTGCGGGAACAGATGAAATCTTGACATTTGTGCCTAATTCTTACTTTACGGGTGTGACATCCAGTGGCACAGCTACTGTATACGTCACGCCTGGGGACGGGATGTAATTATGTTAAAGACAGTAGCACAATCAGGCGTAACAGGTTCACTTGTCTATCAAGGCACTTGGGATGCGTCCACAAATACCCCAACTCTCACCTCCAGTGTTGGAACAAAAGGCTATTACTATGTGGTAAGTGTTGCTGGCTCTACAAATTTAAATGGCATTACAGATTGGCAAGTATCTGATTGGGCTGTATTTAATGGTGCTGTATGGGAAAAAGTAGACAACTCTGAAGTTATCTATGTCAGCAATGTAGCCACAGGTACAGGTCTTACAGGTGGCCCTATCACAACGACAGGCACTGTATCTCTAGCCAACACTGCTGTGACTATAGGTACATATGGTGATGCCACAAACGTAGCTTCCTTTACCGTAGACCAACAAGGCAGACTGACAAGCGCAAGCAATGTCACCATTTCTATCAGCAACACTGCTGTAACTGGCTTGGGTACGATGTCTACGCAAAATGCCAACAGTGTGTCTATCACTGGTGGTAATGTCACCGCAAACATCTCATTGACAAACGCCACAAATGCAAGTGCCACGTTTGCCACATCGTCTTTACAACTTGTTCCCGCTGGTTATCTCAAGTTTCAATTAGCCAACTCAACAATAGTTCTTGTTCCGTATTACGCACAATAACATGGATAACCAACAAATCTTCAACATTGTGGTCAGCATTGCTGGCTTTCTTGCTGTTTATGTCTTCAACAACACGACAAGGCAGTTACAAAAACTGGAGGACAAGATAAATGAATTACCTAAAGAATATGTGGCAAAAGATGATTACCGCAATGACATCTCTGAAGTCAAAGATATTCTCAAGCAAATCTTCAACAAGCTAGACGCAAAGGCAGACAAACCTTGAACATGGAAACTCTCTCGTATGTGAAGTTCGGTGATAAAGACGGACTAGGAGAGTTTTTGTTTGAGAACGGGATGCAGCACCAATTGTTCTACGACATCCTTGGAGACAATGGTATTCCTGTTCAAAAGTATCCTTTGTCAGAAGCTGACTACGAAAACTTAGATGATTGGTTGTTTGTGCATAACCAAGAACATCAGCGTTTAGCAAGCGTTTTAGGTTTGGACAATCCTTTTCAGTTGCTAGACAGTGATTGGAATGTGGAAGAAGATTTTTATGATTGGCTGGGTGTACACCTTACCATTCATCAACAGATAGCAAAGGCTTTAGGAGTTTGATATGGCAGATGTGATGCAAACAATGAGAAAGCAGACTGTTGCTGATGACATACCTATGCTTGATATTCTAAGAAATGATGCAAAACAACAAGGTATAAATTTCAACAATTTGCATGGAATGCTCAAAAGCGACATAAAGAGTGGAAAGACAAGAATCATGCGCTCTGGCAACACTTTGTTGATATATGACATCTTGCAACCTGGCTTTGCTGAGGTGCATATTTCTACTATGGATTCTCCAGAAAAACTTGTTGTTGCTGTCAAAGATTTGTATGAGGCCATGAAAAAATCAGGATACAAAACACTTGTTGCTGTAACTGACAATTCACAAATTGCACGGGTTTTGAATGTTGCAAAAATCCCTGTTTCTGTTCAACAAATACCAGGCGAAGATGGTAGAGCCGAATATCAATTAACCATACAGGTGCAATGATGGGTAAAAAAGTTAAACAAGCTGCGAATTGGGTTAACAAAGAAGTTATTCAGCCAGTAGGTACTTTTGTTGGTGAAACAGTAGAAGCTATTGCCAATGACCCCCTACCTTTTATTGCAACTATTGCTCTGACATCAGTAGGTGTTCCTCCTCCTCTTGCATCTGCTGCTGTTACCGCAGCCAGAGGTGGAAGTATGGAAGACATTGTTATTGCGGCAGGTGCAACCTACGTTGGAGTTCAAGCTGGTCAAGCTGCGGGTGCTGGTGCATCTAGTGCAGGGGCATCTGCTGCCACTGCAAACATTGCAGCTTCTGCGGCTGGCGCATCTGCGGCTACTGTGACCGCCAACCTTGCTTCTGGTAAATCTTTTGAAGAATCTATAAACGCAGGTTTGACTGCTGGTGCACTTGCAGGTGCAACTACTGGTGTGATAGAGACAGGAAAATATGCGCTTACACCTGCTGAAACAGGTCAAGGTATCAAAGCCGTACCAGGTAAAGGTACTGAGCTTTTTGGTGACCAGACATCTGTTAGCGGTACTGGCCTGACTGAAAAAGTCCCTACAGGTGGTGGACAAGAATTGACTGTTGATACTAGTGCTGTTCTTCCAACTTCTTTGAAAAGGTACGACACGGACAGAACTACAGTCAGAGGCACAGAAGAGGGTGGTTTGCAACCAGCGTACACCTCTGCGGCTGATACGTTAACCCCACCATCTTTTGATAAGTCACTTGCACCTGATGTCGGGTACAAAGAACCAAAAACAGTCACAGATGTTATTGAGCCACCAATTTCCAAAACCACAGAACAACTTGCTAAACCTGTTATTTCTGGTGCATTATCAGAATTGTTTGGGCTTGGCCCTAAAGTGCCAGGCGCACCGTCTGCTGGTGACTCTTCTGCGGTTGCACAAACTGCCACAACAGGCACTACCGTAGGCTTGACAGCAGCGGGTGGAGCGGGTGAAATTGAAAGTAAAGAGTCTGGCAAGAAACGTTCAAACGTGTGGAATGAAGAGTCTTTACGACTCAAAGATGCACTAGGAGTGTGATATGGCAACATTAAGAAAGATGACCCGTGTAGGTGCAGATGTGCGCCAGATTGCTCGTTTGCTACAAGCAAAAGCACCTGAAAACCATTTGCTTGCCTACATCACCCCTGAAGAGGCAGAGTTGCTCAAGTCCAGAGGTGGTAGCGGTATGCCTGACCCACAGACAGGTATTCCTACCTACTATGTTCCTGACCCTGAATATGTTGACCCAGATGCTTTTGAATACATGCAACAGCCTTTTGGTAGCAATATTACAGACGTGCCAGATATTGCAACATCGGGAGCGACTACTGCTCCTAGCGCAACGTCTGTTGATTTATTGCCTCAAACTGATTTTTCTGGCGGTGAAAGTCAACAACAAACTTCATATTACACACGTGGCTCACCTAGTGCGTATGGACAGCCTAGTGCTTTTTCTTCTTTTGTACAAGAAACTGCTCCCACATATTACATGGGTGAAACACCTGCGGGATTCGTTAAATATGGAGCAGACTTAGGTGAAGTTCCTGTTGATATTAGAGATAGACCCGCTCCACCTATTGACACTACTCCAAGCAAAACTATTGGAGAAAGATATTCTGACCTAGCCAAGAGCTTGGGTGTTAAAGAAGACACATTGTCTCGTATAGGTTTGGCTGGTTTGCAAGTTGGTTTAGGTGCTAGACAAGCTAGATTAGCAAGAGAAGAAGCTAGAAAAGCAAAAGAAGAACAACAAAGACTTGCTGCTCCTTACCAAGCAAAAGGTGCAGAATTACAGCGTCAAGCACAAGCTGGAGAGCTTACCCCTGCGGGAAGGCAGCAGTTGCAGACAGTGCAAGCACAGGCGGCACAAGCGGCTTCTGCCCGTGGCGGTGTAGGCGCACAACAAACAGCGGCAAGGGTAGAAGCTATCCGAGGACAGTTACTGCAACAACAATATGACTATGGATTAAAGCTGTCAGGTATTGGTGACCAAATACTCTTGGGTTCTATCAGAACAGGTTTGGAAGCTGACAGGTATGTCAATCAGTTGTCCAACACTTACTTCACAAATGTTGCAAGAACACTTGCAGGTTCACCCACAGTCATTCAATATGGAGTGCCAGCATAATGGTTGATTCTGCAATCAAAGACCTGACAAAACTTCCAGTTATGCCAAAACTGGAATCATTGAAACAACCTAAAGCAACACCGTCAGGAATGATTGGTGCGGCTGAACTTGGCCCTGTGTTGAGTGAATTAGATACGGCTGAATCACAAGCTGCAATGAAAGTTGGTCAAGCTGACATTGCTATAGAAGAAGCAAAAAGACAGGAAAAAGGACGAGAAGCCGAATTAAGAAGCGAGTTAATTGGTCGTATGGCAACAGAAGCAAGAGAGTTGCCAGAACGCAAGGCATTGACTGCCGCAAGAACTGAAGTAGGAAATTTTGCTTTTGTGCCTACAAAAGAGACTACGCAAGACTTGGCGGGAATCTTCTCTCTTATGAGCGTTGTCGGCATGATTGTCGGCAAAGGTAATGCACAGCTTGCCATGTCTTCTATGAATGGCATGTTAGAAGGCTACCAAAAGGGTAGAGCAGACCTTTACAAGAAAGAGTTGATACAGTTTGACAAGAACTTCAAGGTATTGCAAAACAAGGTAATGACTCTTGAGAAAGAGCTTACTGAAGCAATGGAGTTGAAAAAACTTGACAGGGAAAAAGGTGACTTAGCAATCACTATGGCTTTAGCAAAAGGAGAATCACAATTGCTTAATGCTCTGCGTAACAAGCAAGGTGATGTTGCTGTTTTAAATGCTGTGCAAAGTGCTAGAAATAATATTAAAACTCTTGTTACCCTGTCTAACGATTTACAAGGCAAGGCTGATGCTAGAGCAGATGCCGCAGCAGCTAGAGCGCAACAAGAGCGCATAGCAGAAGAAAATCGTCGTGCAGCAGATGAAAGAGCAAGGCTTGCTAGAGACCAACAAAAACAATTGGCAGAATTAAGAGCATCGCAACCAGGAAAACAAGGTCAAAACGCTTTGACATTTGCTTCACGGGTGTATGGCAATATTGAAAACGCTACCAACGATTTGGTTAACTTGACCAACTTACCAGCAGTAGCTGAGTCTCCTATTTTTGCTGGAATGATAGGTGCAGACAGAGATACTGTATTGCGAAACATTACTGCTTTTGCAGCACGAAAAGTTACAGATAAAGACCAACGTGCGTTTGAACAGATAGCAAATAGCTTGGATGCCGCTCTTGCTAGATTAGAAGCACAGGGTCTTGCCACAGGAGCAACAAAAGCTGCAATACAAAGTTTTGGCGCACTTAAACCAAGGGTTGGTGATGACGCTATCAACATGGCAATTTACCTTGCCCGTGTCAAACAAGAAATTGAAACAGGTATTAAAGTACATGCTGAAATGCCAGGCGCAACACCTGGTCAAAAACAAAACAATCTTAGAAATATTGAAAGAATAAATCAAACTGTTCCATTTAGTGTGGAAGACACTTTGAATGTATTAAAAGCAAACAGAAGGCCATTAGGCAAAAAAATGGAACAGCTTTTGACGCAACCTCAAATTGTTCCAAACGTAAGTATGGAGCCACAAGAAAGACAAAATAAATATGAGATAAACCAAATAATTAAAAAAGGCAATAAGACTTACCGAATTATTGGCCTTGATGACCCTAATGACCCTGAGATAGAGGAAGTGAAATGAAACTTTCTGAAGTAACCGAAGACAAGCCAGTTAAATTAAAACTGTCTGATATAGATGTTGTTGACTCTCCTATATCTGAGCAAGCTTATGCAGAAGACAAACCTAAAAAAGACATAATTGACCAAGCTACTGAAGTAAGCCGTCAAGGTTTGATAAGCGGTATTGCTGGTACGGTGTTTCCTGAAATAGCAGAAACCACAGGCAAGGTTATACGCAAGGGTGAGGCTTTGCCTGGCCCTGTTGGAAGAGCAGCTAGGTATGTAGGTACTGGCTTGGAATTGGCTGGTACAGCTATGAAAGCATCACGCCCTGCGGCAATGGCAACAGGTGTTGTTGGTGGTCTTACTGGAGAAACTGCTGGTCAAGTTTATGAATCTCAATATGGCCCTGGTCTTGATGCTGAAGTAGTTCGCTTACTTTCAAGCACTCTTGGCCCTGTTCCTGTTCAATATTTAGGCACAAAGACAGGTGGATTGCTTTCTTCCTTAATCTCAAAATTTGTTCCTAGTTTTTCTACAGCCAGAACTGTAGGGCAACTGATGGAAGAACAAGGTGTTAAAGCAACTAATCTTTCAGCAGAACAACGTGCATTTATCCAAAAGAAGTTAGATGATATTCGTGGTGGTCAGAGTAGCATAGACGCAGAAAAAGAAATTATTGAGATGCTCAAGAAGGATGTTGCACGTTTGCGTAGTACAGCGGCAACAGATGCTGGCGCAATAGAGGCACAAGCCGCTGCACAATCAAGAAGAATTTTGGATGATGCCACAAAACGTGCAAATGAAATAAGAGCTAGAGCTAGGTCGCAAAGTCCATCTATACGACAGCTTGCAGAAATAGATGCAAAAGACATTATCAATAAAGCTCAACTTCAAGTTCAACAACTTGAAAAACAAACTCGTACACAGATTGCGAGTCTCAGACAAAAATCAGGTGAGTTGACACAAAGAAGTCAGCAAAACATTGCGAAGGCGCAATCAGAAATAAAAACTGTTGGACAAGACAAGCCATTAACAGATGTATTTACGCCTGTGCAAGAAACCACCTTGGCAAGACAAAAAGCCATCATTGATGAAAGAGATGTGCTTGATAAGACTCTGCGTCAAGAGCAAGCAAGGATTGTTGCGGCAAACGAAGCTAATGGCGTAAAGCTGTCTGACATGGATGCCTATAAGCAGATAGAGACTCTTACACGACCTTTTGACCCAGTTACCTCACCAACAGTTCGTAGAGTTACAGACCCTGGTGTGCTTGCCTTTTACAAGCGTATCCGTGACTCTGTGATTGACCAACGATATGAGTTGACAAAAGAACAAGCGGAAGCTGCATCAAGGCTTGGTTTTCCTGTGCAACAAGATGGAGAACGGTTTTACAGAGTTTTCCGCTCATCTTTTGAAGCTGCTGATGATGCCCGTAGGTTTGCTGGCACAGTCTTTAAGAACCCCCCTGAAGGTTATGAAGCAGTCCGAGGACAAGTTCAACAAAATGTTTATAACTTGCTCAAGAAGTTGCAAGAGGACTATGTTGGTCAAGTACAGCGTAAAGCCTTGCAAGACAACTGGGCACAGGCTACAAAGCGTTTAGAGTTGTTTGAGACAAAGGCAGGTAAATCCCTGACTGAAATAGAGCAAGGCACAGCAGATGTGTTAAAGCCACCTGCTGAATTGGCAAATGTATTTTTTGGTAACAGGACAGGTGTTGACAGGTTAATCGCCCAGACGGGGGATGAGCGTTTGGTAAGACAGACTGCTGGTGACTATGTTGCAAGTCAGCTGAGAGGAATGAATGCTCAACAGGCAAGCTCATGGTTGGGCCAAGCAAAGAATAGAGACTTCTTGTCTCACCCATCTTTGTCTGACTTGCAAGCAAAAGCTCAAGCGTATGTTGCTAACCTTGCTAGGGCAGAGGGATTCGGTGCGGCAAGAGGAAAACTTGCTACCGCTTTGCGTACAGAAGCACAGGGTTTGCCAGAAATGCTGACAAAACAAACTCCAAAAATTACTTCTGAGGCTGAGAAGCAAGCAACAAAGGTTGAGCAAAAACGCATACAAGATGCAGCAAAAGCGTTGAAGTTACAAAAGAAAACTGCGGCTGAAATTAAAACTACTGGTGAAAAAGAAGCTGCCGCAGTCACAAAGCAAGCTGGAACAGAAGCATCTGCAATCAGACAAGCCGCAGAGGACAAGGCTAAAGTTATTCTTGCTGGAACAACAGATTCAAAGCGTGTAAGAGACATTATTCTTGGCAGAAATCGTGCCGAGTTTGAGGAAATGTCTCGTATTGTTTTGGCAGAACCTGATGGCAAAAAACAATTTGCAAAAGCCGTTGGTCAAATTATTGCTGACAAGGCAGGGAGTAGCTTAAAAGGAGCAATTAACGATTGGAAATACATCAGTGATGACTTGGTGTCATATAACTTGATGACCAAATCTCAAACAGATGCTATTGCTTCCAAGCTACAAGAAATCTATGTAGCACCTGCGTCACTGGCAGACAAGATGTCAATCACACAAAGACTGATAAACAATGCAATCTTGGGTTATGGAATTCCAAGACCTGTAGGTGCAATAGTTGAAACCGTAACTGGAGAATGAGATGCCACTCAAACAAGGTAGTAGTCAGAAAACCATTTCTGCCAACATTCGTAGAGAGATGAAGGCGGGTAAACCGCAAAAGCAAGCAATTGCTATTGCACTCACGACAGCACGAAAAGTCAAAAGAAAGGCCAGAAAATGATGAAAGACCAATACGGCAAGCAATCTATGGGCAAGTCCACACAAGCTGATATTGACCGCATGGCCCGACAGGGTGGCGAGAATGAGGTTCGTGCTTCTGAGGACTACAACCGCATGATGATGAAAGAACAGGCAAAGCAAATGAAACGCTCTGCCCCCCGCAAGATGAAGCGATGAGTAGGAAAAAGCCTGAGAAGGGCATAAATCCCGCTTTGGAGAAGGCTATCAACGAATTGATGACTGCGGTCATGCTTGACCCTACTGCGTCCATAACCGACAAGATGAAGGTTATAGACCGTGCCCTGAAGCTAGAAGCCTTGAAAATGAAGGATGCTGACGAGGGTTACGGAGCAGGGTTATTTGGTGACGATGACGAGGAGACATGATAATATGGTTATTCCATTATTAGAGAAGGAAAATCATGGAACCAACCGCAATCATTCGTCTAGCGTTAAGGGTCATCTCCGACCGCTTAATCACCATTCTTGCCCTGCTCACCTCTTTTGGTCTGGGTTGTTGGGTGATGTGGGAACCCAAGTGGGAGAGGGTGACAACTCTTGCAATTTATGTAATATTCAGCTATCTGCTGGTGAGGATAAAGGAGAAAAAACATGGACATGATTCCGAAAGTCAAGACAACTAAGTTACAGGCTCAAGTAGGCACTGGTATTACACAGAACAAGCTGTGTATGCCTGGTGAATTCACGCCTGGCAAACTCCCCGCAGGTGGCTTCCAAGCCGTGTGGAACTTCAAAAACAACCAACCTAACGATTACTTCACTCGCAAGGAATCGCCTACTTCTGGTGGTGGTGGAAAGGTCTACTGATGGCTAACAATATACCTTTTCAAGTTCAAGGTAAGACAACCCGCATTAACGTAACCACAACGGCTAATACTGTTTCTATCCTTGCTGACAGCCCTTGTAATCAACTCAGAATACACAACGGTACAGCCGCAGAAGTGTTTATCCGTGTGGGCACAGAAAGCACAGATGCTGCTGTCATTCCTGTTGCGGGTACTCCTGCATATGGAACAGTTTTGCACAACAATCAAACAATCATTATTACTGCACCCAAGCAAGCAGCCAACACTGCCGCTAATTCTGTTTATGTCTCTGCCATTGTTCCCACAGGAACGGCAACTGTGTATGTGACTCCAGGCGAGGGCTTGTAATGTCAGATGAATTTAAGGAAAAACATGCGTTGATAGAGAAAGTGGCATTTGCAATATTGCCCATTCTTTTCACTTGCGTGGTTTACCTTATGTCTGCCTTATCAAGTTTGTCGCATGAGGTGACTGTTCTCAACAACAAGATTAGCCTAGTGGTTACCAGTGATAACAAGCAAGCCACCAACACAGGTGCTGAATTGGCAAGAGAAAAGCTACGACAAGAGCTTGCTGCGGAGATACAAAAGAACAGAGATGACATTCAACTTAACAGAATGCACATAGCTATTCTTGAAGAAAAAGTGGGAGTCTCTAATAAATTCAAAGGGTTAGATAAGTAATGATACCTATTGTTGCATCATTACTTGGTAGTCTTGCCCAAAATGGTCTTGGTTTACTGTCTTCTGCCATACAAGCAAAAGGCAAAGATGTTGTAGAAAAAACCCTTGGCGTGAAGATTCCTGACAATCCTACGCCTGAAGATGTAGCAAAGCTACGAGAGTTGCAGTACGACCATGAAGAACGCCTATTAGAGCTTGGCATAGAGAAAGCCAAGATGGAACTGGCTGAGTTGGAGTTATTTGCAAAAGCTGCTCAAAGTGACGCAGATAACGTGACAGACCGTTGGCAAGCCGATATGAGCAGTGACTCTTGGCTGTCCAAGAACATACGCCCTATGAGCCTTATAGCCATCTTTCTAGGCTATTTCCTGTTTGCCATGATGTCTGCCTACGGGTATAACGCAAACGAGTCCTATGTCACCTTGCTTGGGAACTGGGGAATGCTCATCATGGGTGCGTATTTTGGTGGCAGAACAATTGAAAAACTTGCTGACATGAGGAAAAAATGAGCCTAAGTCAAGAGCAAGCTGCTTTTCTGCTAGATGCTTGTAAGCTCATTACCTACGCTACAGAACAAGGTTTTGTGGTCACAGGGGGTGAGCTTTCTCGCACACCTGAACAGCAAGCCATATATGTCAAAACAGGTCGTTCCAAGACCATGAAGAGTATTCACCTCAAGAGGTGCGCCATAGACTTGAACTTTTTCAAGGATGGCAAGATAATTTGGGACAAGGCCACAATTGCTCCTTTGGGTGCGTATTGGGAATCCTTGCACCCTAAGAACAGATGGGGTGGGAATTTCTCTAATTTGGTTGACTGTCCACATTTTGAGAGGAATGTGTAATGGCTAAGAAAAAATTTCCCAATCTATCTGTAGGCAGAGGCGAGAAGTTATCTGTCAAGCAAGGTGCGGGATTGACAGCCAAAGGTCGTGCAAAGGCAAACAGGGAGACAGGCAGTAATCTCAAGGCTCCCACCAAAGATACATCAAACCCTCGCCATAAATCTTTCTGCGCTAGAAGCAGTGGATGGACGGGGGAACGTGGCAAGGCAGCAAGAAAGAGATGGGGGTGCAGATAATGGCATACACACCAAAAGCCCAACGTGGTTTGTACTTCAACATTAACCAGCGCAGAGCAGCGGGTTTGCCGCCCAAGCGTCCAGGCATGACGGGTTACCCCACCAAAGAAGCGTTTATCAGGTCAAAGAGAACCGCTAAACGTTGACATGAACTTTGACAAGCTCACACAATAGGTGTGGGCCGTGGTAGCGCATTTCTTTAATAACAAAAGCTCCCTTAAAACCATACTGTTTTGCCCAAATCTTCCTGTCATCAAAATACTCATAGAAAGTATCTGGCGTGATGATGTTGACATGTGTCGGGTCTTGGAAAGCCGCACCATGTGGGAACGCTGGTGTCGAGGATAGGAACTTGCCACCCACCTTCATCACCCTGTAAATCTCTGACATGAGTTCTACAAACGGGTATCTGCGATTTGGGACATACAACAGTCTGGGTATGTGTTCCAGAAAGTCATAGGCAGTCACATAGTCAAAATACTCGTTGGCATAGGGGATAGGCTCAATAGCGAGGTCAACGTCCTCAATATCAAGTCCTATCACTTCACTGGCATGGTAGGGGTTGCGGATGGTTTCTCCGCACCCAAGGTCAAGAGAGATAGTCATTTAATCACCACAAAAACAATCTATAGATTCTTCATTTGGGTCAAACATATCTTTTTGTTCTACCGAAAATTGAATCATTGACGCATAAGATGGTCGGTCTTTACGAAACACCGCACCGCTTGGCTTGGATGCCAATGCCAATGCCAATGCCTCCATTTTTGCCCACCAAATACCACGCTCTGGCTTTTCTGCAATCAGAGATAACACTTGTGCACCGCCTTTTAAAAAACATAAATCGCAATTACCGTGATATGTCACGCCATTTATGTTTGGCAACTCAAGGTCAAAAGATTGATTTCTCCAAAATTCACTCACAATTTCTTTTGTAACACCAGCAGCAACCAATGGAATTCTTGATTTGTCAGCAATTTTGGCGGCTCGACGTTGTTCATCAGCCCTCATACCCACCCAATCCATAGATTCATTATGTTGCCAACCCAATGACTTAAGGTATTTATGAATTGTTCGTATTTTTAGTTCTGCCGTACAAAATCTTGTCACAGGGTTTGGCAAGTATTGACGTTTACGAATAAGTGCTTCAAAAGGTTCGCCATTACGACTTGCAGTCTCAAATGTCACACGTTCAAAAGCAGGGTCTGCATCTCGGTATTCAAGCCAATGAATTTCAACATTCCATTCTTTTGCACATCTGTCAATAAAACGCAGTGTTGCCTCATCTTCCTTTCCTGTGTTGGCAAAACAAACAATAGCCTCATCGGGAAGACCATTGTTTGTTTTTAGCACTTGATACAACATATAAGCAGAAGTTCTGCCTCCGCTGAAGCTAATGCACGTTGGCTCAAGTATTTTGTATGGATTCATGGTGCTGGCAACAAGCCCCCCTCAAACAGATAGCTACCAAAATGCCCCAAAACCACCCACGGAGCAGCGTAAATCTTGTACCCATGCCGTCTGGCTTCTTGGCAGAAATAGTAGTCCTCTGACAGCAATCTGCCCACACCCTCTTCAATCGCACAGGCAAAGAACTCCACAATCTTGTCTTGCTTGATTTCACCAGACAGGAAAGTAACGTCATTGATATAACTAGGCATCTTGGTAGCAAGGTCTTCTAAACAACTACGCTTTATAAGCATGAAGCCTGTACCGCCATTCCAGATTTCCACAGGCTCATGTGCGGGTACGGTGACTGTCCCCTGATAGTCCACAAGGTTAACAACCAGGCTACCTGTACGGGTTTTCAGTTGGTCAACAGGCACACCGTCTTTAACGGCTTGTTCCACGCCATGCCAGTTGATTTCCTTCTTAGGGTAAATACCACAGATAATGTCTTTGTCAGCGTCAATCATAGGCACAATATCAGCGGGGTTCCACCGAATATCTGCGTCAATGAACATCAGGTGCGTGGCTTCCTTCTTGTTGAGAAAGCCATGTGCAAGAGCGTTTCTGCCACGCTGAATGAGGCTTTCGTTGAACATGCAGCTAAAGCTCATGTCTATATCGTTTGCCCTCATAACTGTCGTCATGTTGACCAATGATTGACAATAGTAGCCTGTTGTCATGCCACCATACATAGGCGTTGCCACAAAGATGTGTGCTTTACTCATTGCTGTTGACCCCTGTCTGTCTTCATAATTGCTTGTGCATCTTCAAAGCCAGCTTGGTAGGCAATGTTCCACAATTGTTGCAAAGACATGTTTACCAAGTTGACTGCGTAGTTGATAGAGTTGCCAGCTTTCTTCATGCTGTCATCACTCATTTGAAACTGTTGGGCTTGTTGAACTTCACTCACGATATATCCTCAATTCTTAAAACATATTTTTTGGTCTTAGCTGACTTGCGCCAGCCATGAACTTCAATTCTGATTCCAGCATCTCTGACAAGAGCAAGCGTGTCAGAGGCCATAATCTTTTGTATGCGGTTACTGACAGCAGAGGCGGTTACCTGCACTGCCAGTACCTCACCCTTTCTGATAGCAAGAAGGTCAGCCCATCCCCACAGGTCTTTTCGTTGTTTGGTGAAGCTGTTCCACTTCTCAACTACTTCAACGTGGTAGCCCAACTCACGAAGGTGAGCCAAGCTACGCTGTGTGGGAGAGACTTTTGTTGCCATCAATAACAGTTTGTGCTGCAATTGTTCCCATAGCAGCAGGTTGTGCAAGTTACATACTTGCCATTTGCATAGTAAGTATGTGTTGAACATGCCGCCCAAACCATAGAACTAGAAACAGAAAGCCAAGCCGCAATTAAAAAAATTTTCATTTTTCTCTCCTGTGTTTAAAAAGGTACTTCTTCATCATCCCGTGGGCGAGAGGGTCTGCGGTTGTAGGATGGCACAACCTCTTTGTCTGCCCGTTCTTCTTCTCTCTTTTTCTTGCTCCAGTTATCTTCTTTCAAAGCAAGCAAGTTAAACCCTCGGCTTGTTGGCTTTTGCCACGCTGCAATCTTTAACTTTTCCCCTGCCTTGTAGTCCATCTCCAGAACAATAAAGCCTTTAAAGTCTGGGCCTTTGGGAGATTTACGCATCTCCTCTTCTTCCCAATACATCACGCCTGAACCAGGCAATTCTTTGTGTGGATTGTTTGTCATGTATGTCCTTTCAGTTGAGTGTGTACCTTGCGTACTTCTTGCCGTTTTGATTAACCATGTGCGTAAAGATTCTGTGTCCGTCCTTACGAAGACTTTCGATATGTGCTGCAAGCCTGAAACAACCGAACTCATTTAATGCCTCCATTGGTGTCAGGCTTTTCCCGCTTTGCAACCACATCAAAATATTGGTTCGCTGAGTCCCGAATCGGGAAGTGGTTGGGACTTGACGGGCTTTGGGTGTACAGTTCCCCCTGATTCAACGATGGCCCCTTTGAGTTTGACTTTATCCATTGTTGAGAAGTTTTCTGTAACAACCTTGTTGCACTCGGCAAGAGAGGAGAGCTTGTCTGCCTTTTCCTCCACAGAGTATTTTTGGCTTGCTGTGATGCGTCCGACCATTTGTGCATACCCGTCTATCCATTCCTCAACGCTTGCGTAGCGTTTGTAGGGTTCGTCAGAGTTCGGGACAAATAACGCAAACGCTCCGTCCTCAACCAGTTCGACAATCTCAACTTCTGGTAGGTCTTGTACCCGTTCAACATTACCCATGAACTTTTCTTTGGGAGGTTCAAAATCCTGGACTTCCTCAGGCGTATAGACTCCGACAACAGCACCTGGATAGACGGAACGTATTCCCTCGCTAATGACTCTCGCACGGAGCATCGCTCTTGGGTAGTTCTTCCAGTTGTCCTTGTTTGCAATTCCAATCTTCTTGGCTTGAGCAAGTGTCCACGACAACTCCAGAGTTCCCCCTTGAGGATGCGAAAAGATGCCTGTGACCTGCTCATCTGTATATTCCTTCCAATTAACTGAACCACCAGCTTGCTGAAATCTAGCGAGCATGGCATCTGCTTTGAGTGCGGGTCTGCCTTGGATGACATGATAGTCACGCATGGCAACCGCTGGGTGCATGTTCTCGCCTTGGCAGAGCAACATGATGGCAAGTGCTTCTTGTGTACTCTTGAACCCGAACATCTTGCTACCAGCGGCAACCTCCGCCATCTGCTGCATGTCGTTGAAGGGGACTATGTTACTCATTGGGAACTTCCTTTCTTTGTTTCATCATTAAATCTGCCATTTGGTATGCCTTGGCTGCAAACTCATCCATCGTTGCGGTCAGGCTAGGTTCTGAAATCATGGCTTGCATGGCAAGACCTGCAAACCAATCTCTCAAATCCATACCTTCACTCTCTGTTGTCTGACCACTTGTAGGGTGTTTGTGCATGTAGGGATAGGCTTTCATGCTTTCACCGCTGCCTTTCTGCCCATCTTCTTGCGTGGACTTCCATCTTTGTTGATACCGTTAGGGTAGGTTTTTATCAACGCAGACATTTGTGTTTTCAAGATTGACAATTCATCTTTGAGTCTCAGTACATCTGCTGTCAACATCAGGACTTCTAACTTGTGTTTGTTTGTGTAAAACATGGTGAACCTCACTTCAGTAAAAATCTACGGGAACCAGGCATCTCACGCATGAACTGCTTGTAGATGTCGGGCATACTTTCTTGAAACAGCTTGGCATCAAACTTGACGCTTGGCTTGGATGACTTCCATGTTGCAAGTACTTTGCCATCTATGGTGGTCAGTGTGTCCTTGTCTTGCATGTAGCCACGCACAAGGGTGTCGTACTGCTCTTCTTGAGCCTCTAGAGCTTTGATGTTGGCCTTGATTTGTGCAAGGGCCATGCAAGCCTGTTCGACACTGGCTGAAGCTGTTTTAATGCTTTCTGTGCTTGTAGGGTAAAGCAGCTTGACTTGCTCAAGGTCTTCAGGTGGGAGGGTTGTTCCCGCTTGGGCATGACCCCAGATGACTGCCATCTGTTTGATAAGGTCTTCCTTCTGCTCATCAGTGATGGTAAATGGGATAAGGACGAACTCTTGACCACCGAAAAGAATGGCGAGATAGACCATATCGACACCGAATACAGCTGCTTCATGTACCAGTTGCGCCACATCCGCAGGGGGTGCGAGGCCAGACACATCGAACTTATTACGCACACTTGCGTTGTAGTTCTTAGCTTCCACCAAAAATGTCTTGCTGCCTTGTTTACCAGCAAAATCAAAATGAGACTTAAACCAAGGGTGTTTGGCATGTGTGAGACTCTCCTCTATTTTTGTTAACTCTACCCCTAGTTTCTGTTGGGCAAGTCTGCCTATTACTGGTTCCATCACATGACCCATTTGCACGGCTTCAACATGGGAAATGTCTTCAATTTCAAGTTTGCCTTGCTTTGTCAGGATGACCTCGTTGGCCTTGCCATTTGCTACCTTTCTGCTGTCACCAGACCAGATAGCGGAGTTTCTTGTTTGTGGGCTGAAGTCAGACATACTTGGCCTCCTTGAGCATGAGTTCTTCTTCTTCTGAAGTCATCACATGGTCGGCAGCTTCCCAGAGTTCACCAGAGCTCTTGCAAGGCTCATGGTTGAGCCGCTGGACAGCGCAGTAGGGTAACTTGTCATCAGGGACTAAAAGCCCTGTTACAAGGCTTACAGGGCGTTTGTAGCTACACCTTGCAGTTTCATTGTTGTCATGCAGCTTTGGCAAGACAACGTGTTTACAGTTTACGCATAACTTTGTCATGGTCACGAACCTTTCGATTAAGTTGTTGAGGATTAGATTATAAGCACAGTTAGTTAGATGATGTCAAGTGTTTATTTCATGTGTTGCGCTCCTTCAATAAGGCGATGGCTTGAGCAACAGCACTTTGTTGACCTAAATTTGTGTTGTAGAACAAATCTGTTAACTCATCATTCGTCAACCCATGCCATGTACGCTGTGGTGGGTGTGGGTAAAGTGGCGAACTTTTAAACATATCATGGGGGGTTTCTCCATAATTTAGCCAACCCTTATTGTTTATCCATACCCACGCCACAGGCTCTTGCTCATGTCGCTGTTTTTGCATTTCATCGACATATTCCTTTGATGTGTCGTTGGTAGCGACATTTGCCAAGGCTTTTTCAAATACAGCAATAGCTTCTGCTGTGCCACAAGGTTCGCCACCGTGACACCACTTCAGTGCATCAAGCACAAGTTTCAATTCATCTTTTGTCATTGTGGATTACCTCCGCAATAAGGACAGCGTGTGATGATTGTCAGAATTCTGCGTTTGCATCGGAGGCAAATGTAGATTTGTGTCATGGGTTATCCCTCCACGCTAGGAAGCTGACAACTAGGGCTATGGCAATCAGGACTATCAGTCCCCCTGCTGAGAGCAGCACTATCCAGGTCAAAACATCTTGCATGTATGTCTCCAGTAATTGTTAGGGCTTTTATGATGGCAGAGGGGGGGTGCAATATGCCACCTCTGACTTGGTTTAAGAGTTGATTTGCTTCTTGTCTGGTCATGGTTACTAACTCCTTCCTGTTAAGAATTTGATATGGGCTATTTGTTGGGGGCTTAACCCATCTACATAGCTATCTTTTTTTTTGATGTGTTGGGCTATCTCGTTATCAGACATACCCTTATATCTATCAACTAGACTTCTTTTATGGGCTAACCTTTTAAGATTCCTAACCTTAGACTTATTCATCTATACCCCTATGCTGGATGGTGAGCAAAACCTAGCCCTCCCCACTTAAGGGGCAGAGCCTTCAATGCTGGACGGAGCCGCACATACCCGACAGTCGTTCGGTATAGGGGCACTATCTTCGCCACCCCTGCCTCTGTCTCATACCTTCCCACAGTAGAGGCTATCCCCCATCCCCTGCCGTATGGGTCACCGACAGGATGGGCGGTTGACGTAGGGGCAATAAAAAAACCGTTACAACTGCCCTCGGTAGGAACCCATAGGTAAAGACCAAGGGCAAGGGCATGTGTAACGGCTTTCATTAGCTGCTTCCTACGGCAACGGGGCAGATATTAACAAACCCTATTAGGGCTTGTCAATACCCCATAGCAATCAGGGCTGTTATATACCCCGCCACAAAGCAGCCAAGGTACATCACCACCTTGTCATGCAATGGGGGCTTTTCTTCCCATTCGGGGCAGCTTGGGAAAGCCTCTTGCAGGGTACGGGGGAACCTGCGGGGGGTGTCATTGTCGGGGCTTGGGGCTTTTATCATTCTTCCACCTCTGAAATGTCATATATACGCCAATCTGCTAAATCATCATCACCTGCCTGTTCAAACAGTCCACCGTCCATTTCACGGGCTATTTCGTAGGCTTGGTCTTCGTCCTCTGCTTCTATTTCGGTTTGACAGTAAACCGTATAGGTTGCTTTTACTTTATAGGTTTTCATGGGGCTACCTCCGATTTAAGGGCTTGAATTTGGGCTACTTCACTGGCAAACCATTCGACATGGACAATTTCGTCACCGTCTTGGTCGTTGGAATATTCAACCCCCCATTTGTGGGTTGCGTGTGAATCGTCATAACAGGGGAATTTATATTGTTGGCAAGTCATGGGGCTTATCCTTTATCAATTTGGGCTAAAAGGGCTTTAATACGGACTTCCAAGGCTTTAACGACATGGGGCTTATAGCATGGGTCATCTGCGGCATCTTCCACGTATGGTAGGCACGTGTAGAGTAAATCTAGCATGTCGGGGGCGGCTGCCATCATTCGGGCATTTGATACCGATTCGCTGCCAAAATTACGGTTTACAAGGGCAACGGTAAATATGGGGCTTATATCGTCATCCCGTTCATCTTCGCCCGTGATACGGTAAAAGCTATCATCCTCAAAATCAAAATCTACATTCCAAGGGTTTGTTGTGGTGTGTGACATGGATACTATCCTTTAAAAGGTTAAAAAAAGGGGGTTACAAGCCCCTATAAGGGGCTGTAAGGGGCTTATTTGAGAATACATTCCCGCAGGGTTCGCATTTCGTCAGGCCATGATTGACCGCATATGTACTCTGCGCCTTTATCGTTCAAAGTCATGCGGGAATATATGCCGTACCGTTCCCAAAGGCTTAGGGGCAATTCAAGCCTACGAGAGAGCCTTGTTTTTGTGTCTTGTCGGCAGCCTTTGCCTACCATGTTCAAAATTGCGGTTTTTTGTGCGTCATTCAAAGCAAACGTACCTTCCGAATGCTTTGCGTCATAAATTAAGTTGTCCAGATTGCGTTGCATACTATGCGTCCTTTCAAGTTGATTATGTGATTATCGAATGATAATCCCTATGCCCACAATATGAGCATAGGGGTACCACTTAGGCCGTTGCTGTTTCGTTTGCTGCAACCTTAGGCCGTGTACACCATGTAGGCACGTTGACGCTAGCATGCTCACGCATAGGCATAATCACGCCTACGAACAACGGGTCACTGTCAATATTGACAAGGCCGCTATCGTTGCCCCGTTGCTTAATTTGTACGCTGATACCGTTTGCCTTATGACCCCGTAAGTCATTCGCACAATCATAAAAGGCTTGAATATATTCGGGGTTATATGTGCTTTGTTCTAGCCCTTTATCGCTTGTAAGCGTAGGAACTACCCTATCACAATCGGGAAAATTACCCTCTAGGGCTTGAAAAATCATGGTTTCACTCATTGCAGTGATAACGCTTACCTTTACCCCGTCAACGGTAAAGCACAATGATTCGTTGCCCTTTTTACCCGTTGCGCCTAAGCTTTTCACCGATTCAAGCGGTAATATGACGCTACACGGGTTTGCTATCGGTGTTTCGTCAATAAGCAAACGGCCTAGAATGTGCCCGTTTGTTGCTTCGATATATGTGCCCCTATTATTTTGCACAATGTGAAGCCCTTGTAAGTAATAACGTATGTCCTTCGTTGCTGCAAACCGTGACATACCTTTGAGTTGTTTGCGGAGAATTGAGAATTGCATACTATGCTCGCTTTCATTTAAGGTTGACGATTATCGGATGATAATCCTACAAAGCCCTATAAATAAGGCCTTGTAAGGTATCACAATGGTTCAAAGCCTAAACCGAAACCCGCATACCCTAGAGTTTCACAACCCGCAAACCATGTTTCCAAGTCATAATCGCTAGCCACATGGTAAGCGTTATCCTCAAATACAACCCAAAAATCATCCGCTTTTTCATTGGATAAACGAATTGCAGCCCTTGCAGCGTCATTAAAATTAGCATATGCCATGGTTACTAACCCCTTAAAGTTGATTGATTGATTGATACGTTGAAAGCGTATCGCATGACCTAGCACGCTAGGCCATACGCTAGGCTTTTAATCCATGCGTGACTCTACATATGCTTTGATACCGTACTCATTCAATACGCTAGCAAAAGCATAGGCATAGGCCTCTTTTTTAGTCAACGATTGATTGAAATCACGCACTGACATACTTACGCCGCCGTTGTAGGCTTTGCGACCTAAACCGTTAGCAACTAAAAACTTAGCGAATTTACTATTTGCGGGTTTGACGGTAACGCTAGCAAACCCGCAAACACCGTCACTAACGAAATATTCCCGTACAACCTTAGAATCGTCATTAAACGGGTTTTCACGTTGTTGCACTACCATAGGTGCTACCGTAGTCATTTCAACGGCTACATTGCCCGCATAGTGCGCTTGTTGATAGATTGATTGTTCATTCATGGATACTATCCTCAGTGTGTGTTGATTGAATTGTAAAGCCTAGAATTCTAGCCCTTACACATATATACATAATAGAATCGTGCCAACCCTTGTAAGTCGTTGATTTGTATAGCCTAGGTATTTCCCTAATGTATATCTATACAGTATATATTGTAATAATAAAGTAAGGACAACGGTAGTTAGTCTAGGGTTAGACTATACAGTATACTAATTCTATTCTAGTGTGTTTATGTAATAGGTTATCTAAGGGGTAACCTGGTCAACGATAGGGGAAGCTTGGGGGTTTACACATCTCGCCCTCCACTTAACATAATATTCCCCTACCGCTACACGCTAGCATTCTAGAAAAAGGGTAACGGGGTTGACTGTGCTTTGCGTGTGCTTGTCATGGCTTGCGTGACCATGCTTTTGGGGTTGAGGGTCTGAAAAGGCGTGCACCCCACTTCTCGTCCCCCCCAGAAAAAAATAGTTTTTTGGTATAGTGGAATTGCTGTTGGTTATCGAATGCTCCAGCAGTTGCCTTCAGGGTTGGTCAGGAGTTACTTCTTGACTAACCCTTTTTTTGTCTGTAGTATGGAGTTATTGGTAGAGGGGAAGAGATGATGATTACTGCGATAGAGGTTGAAGTAGGCGTACCTGCACCCAAGATGAGGGTGGTGTATGCGTACCCGTATGAGGAGATGGATGTGGGGGACAGTTTCTGTGTGCCTCTGGAGGCTAGGGCGAAGGTGTTGAATGCCAACTACAGGGCGGGTAAGAGGTTGGGGCGGGTGTTTACTGCCAAGACTGAGGGTGAGCAGGTGAGGGTGTGGAGGACAGCGTGAGTGAAGTGTTTTGGATGGATGAGGAGGAGTTACGGGATGCGTATGCTGACCTGTTGACTAAGCTTGTCCGTACGGAGCAGATGATGATGATGATGGCAATAAGTATTGAGAAGGCTGTGGAGTATGGGTACAGAGTTGGATACGAGGATGGTGTTGCGGGAGAGTCGTATTCAGCTCAAACAGGACATTTGGAGAGCCTTGTCTTGCACTAACAAGAAGCAGAAGTTGGCGTTGGTGGCAGAGTGGAAGGGTAAGTACTGTGCAGACCATGTGAAGACGCTTATCAACTGTGTGAAGAACAAGCAAGCTGCGTATGTAATTCTTGAATGGAAAGATGATGAACTTTGACCTGAAGAAGTTTTATAAGTTCTGCTCTGAACTCAAGATTGAGACTAAGGAAGAGGGTTTGAAGAAGATGGGTAACCTTCTGGGGACTCAAACCTATGTCATGCAAGAGATACAAAAAGGCTTAGATGAAGATGTTCACTTCTTTGTCATCCTCAAAGGTAGGCAACTTGGTATCACGACTATTTCGTTGGCACTTGACCTTTACTGGCAGTTCACGCACCCTGGCTGGCAAGGTACGTTGGTTGCGGATACAGAGGAAAACAGAGACATGTTTCGCTCTACTCTCGCTATGTATATGGAAGGGTTGCCCAAAGAGTACAAGATTCCGCTGGTTGCCCATAACAGAAACCAGATGGTTCTAAAAAACAGGTCAAGACTCTTCTACCAAATTGCTGGAAACAAGTCTCGTCTGGGACAAGGCAAGGCTATCACTTACCTACACGGCACAGAGACAGCATCGTGGGGGAATGAAGAAGGCTTGGCTTCTCTGATAGCTTCTTTGGCTGAAAAGAACTCAGAGAGGCTGTACATGTTTGAGAGTACTGCCCAAGGCTTCAACATGTTTCACGACATGTACAAGACTGCCAAGCGAGCAAGAACACAACGTGCCATCTTCTGCGGTTGGTGGAGGAATGAGTATTACTCTGTTCCCGCTGACTCCAACATCTACAAGGTGTACTGGGATGGCAAGCTGACAGGCGAAGAGAAGGAGTGGCACAAAGACATCAAGAAGCTCTACGGCTTTGAGATTAACAGCAGACAAATGGCTTGGTGGCGTTGGAAGATGGCAGAAGGCATCAAAGACGATGCGCTTATGTACCAAGAGTTTCCACCTACGGAGGACTATGCCTTTGTGATGACAGGCTCCTCCTTCTTCTCGCACACACGGTGCACAGAAGCCGCCAAGAAGAGCAAGACCACAGACTGCGACTACTACAGGTATGCGTTTGGTCAACTCTTCCAAGACACTGAAGTGCTCAAATCCACAGAAAGACTCGGTACTCTCAAAGTGTGGGAGGAACCTATAGACTCAGCCTACTACGTTATTGGTGCAGACCCCGCCTATGGCAGCAGTGATTGGGCAGACAGGTTTTGTATTCAGGTCTACCGCTGTTATGCAGATGGCCTAGACCAAGTAGCAGAGTTTGCAACCTCTGAACTCAACACCTACCAGTTTGCGTGGGTGATAGCGCACTTGGCTGGCGCATACAAGAACTCTACGCTTAACCTTGAGGTTAACGGCCCAGGTCAAGCTGTCATCAATGAACTCAGAAACTTAAAACGCTTGGCAACCTCTATGGGAGGGGCTACAGGGCGGGATTTGATGGATGTGTTGGGTAGCATGACAAACTACATCTGGAGGCGTAATGACACCCTTGGTGGCCTCTCCAACAGTATTGGCTACCTCACCACTGCAAATAGCAAAGAACGCATGTTGCAGTACATGAAAGACTATTTTGAGCGTGGCATGATGGGCATTCTCAGCATGGATACCCTAGAAGAGATGAAAGGTATCGTGCGAGAAGGTGGTTTCTTGGGCGCACCTGGTCGTGGCAAGGACGATAGAGTGATTGCCTCTGCTCTTGCTGCCGTTGCCTACGCAGAACAGATTCAACCTAGATTGATAGCCCACAAGCTCTCACGCAATGTGAGTGCAGCACAAGAGTCCTTTACCCCAGAACAAATTGCAGTCGGCAGAAATGTCAGCGACTACCTCAAACGAATAGGAATTTACGGTGCATGACCAGTTAACAATTGTCTCCATCTACGGGCACAACAATGGTGCTAGTGCCATACCCGCTATCTCCCGCTCTATGCGTGAGCTACCAGGCAGTAAAGGCTTGCTCATTTCCATAGAAGAACCACCTAACTTGCCAAGCAATGTGGTCTGGAAGCGTTGCCATGTCATAGACTACTTAGGGTATTCCCTGTTTATGATGCACAGCCTGTATGCGTTTATAGAAACAGACTACTGCCTTATTGTCCAAGACGATGGGTGGGTGCTTAACGGTAAGAACTTCAAGCCCGAATACTATGATTACGATTACATAGGCGCACCCTCACACTGCGCTTTTGGTAACAACACTCTGTACCTGAACTTCAATTGGACACAGGCCACAGAACCCGTAACCGTTGTACAAAATGGCGGGTTTTCCCTGAGAAGCAAGCGCTTTTTAGAAGCCTGTAACAAGCATGGCATCGTGCACTTGAACAGCAATGAGATACATGGGTGGAACGAAGATGCACAGTTATCTGCCATTCTTAAACCTGTACTTGAGAGTTACGGGTACAAATATTGCCCTATCGACATTGCCAAACACTTCAGCATGGAGTATGTAGGACATGGTTTTCACGAAGATGAGTTTGATTTTGATTCACTTGTAGGCCACCACGCCCAAACAAGGAAGTTAGTGAGCAATAACCACATTGTTGTGCCCTCTGACCCGACAAAAGCACACGGGGAAGTCAAGTTCATGTTGTGGTTGCAAGAGCAAGGCTACACCGTGGAGTACAGATATGCCCCCGTTAAGCAAGCGTGAACTCACCTTACACATGCAGCGTTTCTACGCAGACAAGGAAAGAGGCATCTCTATTGCCCTTTTTTCTGAACTTGCAGGGATAAGTAAGGGTCATTTCCATGATGTTTTCATCTACAAGACAGAACCACTGACCGAAAACGTGCAACGCAGGGTCAGTAAAGCCTACCAACAGTGGAAGGCAGGTAATGTGAAGGTGATGAGGCGCATAGACAGAACCAAATATGTGGACTACAGAAAAGAATCTCAGCCCGTTTTTAAGCCAAAAATGGGTCTACAAGTGACCTCAGAGGGCATAAAAATCAAGGTTGGGATGGTAAACAGGCACGATTACAGCGAAATTTCACTTGACGAAGCACTTAGGGGGTAAAAATGGGTATTTTGAGAGACTATTACTGCGAAAGCCACGGTATTTTTGAGGCATGGGAGGCAACTTGCCCCATGAAACACTGCAAAAGCACCATTTCTGTCGTGCATTTGAAGCCTGTAGGCACAAGGTCGGCAAAAACAGCGGCTACAGACAATAATTTGAAGCAACTTGCTATTGAATACGACATGACGGACATCAAGTCCACAAAAGCGGGTGAACACCAAACTGGCTACATGAAACGCAAAAATAAGCTCACCGACAAGCAATTTGCCGAGGCTACAGACGCAATTCAGGCAAATAACCAGAGACAAACACGCCCTGGCGACTCCGTTATTTGGGGTGGAGGTGGCAATATCAACATGAAATCTGTCATGGGTGGACAATTCAAGTCGGTTGCTGGAGAATCCGTGGGAATTAACCCCAAAGCAGCGGGTGACCTGCAAGGCCCCCGTGCGAGTGTAGTAATGAATGACCACGAAAACTTACAGGTGAGAAAATGAGAATTCCTAAAGAACCTATTGCCAGAGAACAGTTTTATTTAGACCTCATTGAAAAGTGCCTAGTCAGTCGTGAGCAACGCAAGGTGGACTATGCCGCCCTGCGCTCTTACTACTTGTTCGGAAATGCGCCTGATGACGTACCCGCCATCTACAACAAAATCTATCCGCACATAGACCAACTTACCTCGTTCTTGTACTCCGCAGAAACCACCAAGTTTTCTATCCACACAGGTGCGTCTGTCCCAGAAGAAGAGCAGATAAAAGTGCCGACTCTGAGCAAAGCCTTGAATGATGAGTGGCTCAACAGCAATGCTGACCAAGTTTTCTCAACCGCAGTCACCTGGTCACTTTGCTACAACACAGCCTTTGTCAAACTTGTTATCAATAACGGCATCCACCCCTACATGGTAGAACCCGCCTGTATAGGCGTGTTGCGTGAAGACAGTGCCTACACCGACAGACAAGAAGCCCTTGTCCACTCTTACTACATCACCAAGTCAGAATTGTTCGACAGGCTCTACTCTCATCCTGATAGAGATGCCATCGTCAAGCGGGTCATGTCTTCTCAACATGAACGCACAGAAATTGCCAACGGCATCCAACGTATTATTTTGTCGCAGACCAACCCGACCATGTACGGTACGGTCAACCTTGACTTGTCTGGAAACCCTACCTACAAAGCGCAAGTCTCAGAAGACACCATTGAGATGATTGAACTGTGGGTATGGAATGATGAAATAAAAGATTACCAAGTAGTTACAAAAGCAGACCCCAATGTCATCATCTATGACCGAACAGGCGAGTCTATGTTCTTAAAAGGTGAACTGCCTTTTATCCAAATATGTCCCAACCCTCTTTACGATTACTACTGGGGTAGCTCAGAGGTTCAGCGTCTGATTTACTTGCAACAGCTACGCAACAAACGCATGACTGAAATCCTTGACCTGCTCTCAAAACAGGTTTCTCCACCTACCGCCCTTATTGGCTTTACGGGCATTTTGGATGAAAAGAATTTTGCACTCAACCGTGCAGGTGGCTTGTTAGCAACCGACATGCCAAACGCCAAAGTAGAGAAGTTAGCACCCACTATTCCTCCTGATTTGTTCAGAGAGATTGGCGAAGTTGACCTGATGTTTGAAGAGGCATCAGGCATTGTTTCTGTGTTGCAAGGCCGAGGTGAGGCGGGTGTGCGCTCGTCAGGCCATGCCTCGCAACTTGCTCGTTTAGGTTCAAGCCGAGCAAAAAAACGTGCCCTCGTTATTGAAGACAGTTTAGAGAAAATGGCAACCCTGTACCTTAAGTGTATGCAGGTCTATGACAACACCCACTACACAGACGCACATGGCTTGAAGTTCATTGCCGAACAATTTACCAAGGACTTTGTGGTGAAAGTGGATGCTCACTCTAATTCACCAATTTTCATGGAAGACAGCCGCAAGATGGCGTTTGAGTTGTTCCAAGCTGGCGTAATCGACAAGGAATCCTTGCTTGACATGATTGAGCCACCAATGAAACAATTGTTGTTAGAAAGACTTAAAAAAGCAGAGGAAAAACAAGTTGCTCAACAAGCTATGGAGCAACAAATGCAACAAATGCAACCTCCAAAAGCAGAAGGTAAACCAGACTTGAAAAAGGTGGGATGATGGCTACAAACAACACAGGCATGACACAACCTATAGCAGACCAACCTCGGGTTGACACTGCTTCCTTGAAAAGAAACGAAGCGAGTCCTAACTTGACAATGCGTCAAACAGGGTTTAAAACCACATACGGTAGAAGTCAACGTGACTACAACCGCAAACCATCAGGAGGTATGAGATGAACATGAAGCCAAAAAGCGGTCGCAAGTGCCGTAGATAATTCAAGATTCCGTAAGGAAAGGGTGTGGCTGCTTCCCCTTTGAGGTGGCCTGTAAAAGGATTGCATCATGTATATGAAAGCAAAAATGGCTCCAAAAATGGCTCGTATGGGACGAAAAGCCCGTAAAGGTCGCAAGTAATGTCTACGGAGGGCTGACAAAAAATGCCCTCCCCCTATTGACAAGATGTTTGTAAGTGGTTACAAACACGCCAAGGAGTGATTATGAGTGTTCCACCAGATAAGTTGATGGAGTTAATGCGGGGTAGCCAAGCCGCTGCGGGCACACCCACCCCTAACGAAATGCCAGAAGAAATGGACACAGAAGCTCCAGAGCCTCCTCCAATGGCTTCTCCGATGTCTACTCCTGAACCCAAGATGGGAAACAAAGAAGCCGCAATGATTAACGTCAGTATGGCTATCGACTTGCTTGAACAATCTCTACCCGCTTTTGGCTCTGTTTCAGAAGAGGGTAAAAAAACTCTCAATGCCATTCGTGCACTTAGCGGATTGATTGGTCAGAAAAAAGGCAAAACTGACGAATTGCAACAATCCGAAATTCTTCAGTTATTGCAAACCTTGCCACAGGCGGGTGGTGCTACCCCTGAAAGCAAAGCAATGGCGCAAGCACCTATCCCTGGTATGCCTCCACAAGGCGGTATGCCTCCTCCTCCCCCCATGTAAGGAACCAAAATGGAACTTTTTAAACCCCGTGCCGCTGCGTCACCTCGCAAGCCAACTGACAACAACCAGCAAAATGGCGTTGTCACCAACACACCCCGTTTCTCTCAGTTTGGCGGCTTGAATGGCCCCAACAAAGTAAACAAGTCAAGCATGGCTGTCCAAAAGCCAGGTGATGGCAAACGTGTCATTTAATCGTATAAAGAGGGTAACTTTATGTCACTAGAAAATCTTTCCTTAGAAGCCCGTGATGAATTGGCAGCACTTGCCCAAACACTTGCGGAAAACCCTGATACTCGCAAAGACTTCTTGCGTATGACTAAGAAGGTCAAACCAGACCTTCCTATTCCTGAACTTGACATTGAAGACTACACACAAAAAGCGGTTAGCCGTTCTGAAGACCGTGTGCAAGCCTTGGAAGCCAAGTTGCGTGAGAAAGAAGCGATTGAAGACCTCAACAATCGCAGACAGAATTTGATGAAAAAGGGCTTGATTTCTAACGAGTCAGAAGTTGGTGATGTAGAAAAAATCATGTTGGAGCGTGGTATCACAAATCACGAAACAGCAGCCGAATACCATCAGTGGATGAAGCAAGCCGCAGTGCCGACTTCATCTGGATACAACCCAAGTGCTGTCAAGCAATTTGACTTGAACAAGTATTGGAAAAATCCAGTTTCCGCTGCACGGAATGAGGCATTGAATGCGCTCAATGACTTGCGTAAACCGCATCGTCCTATTGGGTTGTGAGAGGGTAATTTTTTTTAATAGGAGGCCTTATGGCTATTGGCGGTGGCATCCTACCAGCAACAGGGTCAGCACAGTTCAACGAACTGACTTACGTTACTCGTAGAGCCTTTATCCCAAAGTTGGTTGTCCAGCTTTACAACTCGACACCCCTCATGGCGGCTCTGATTGCCAACAGTCAGTCTGCCTCTGGCGGTGTATCTTCTGTAACCGTGCCTGTACAGGGCGCACAATTTGTAAATGCTCAGTGGTCTGACTACAGTGGCTCTTTTGCCCAACCGTCAGTTCAACAGGGTGCTTACAACGCTGAATTTGACCTGAAACTGATGATTTCTCCCGTACCGTTCCTCGGTATGGAAGGCGCAGTTCAGCAAGATGCAGCGATTATCCCGTTGATTGAAGCTCGTATGAACGATGCAACCAACGTGATGATGGATGCAATGGCTACTGCCTTGTACAACAACACTACCAACACACAACAGTTTATCGGCTTGCCCGCTGCTGTTGCAAACTCTGGCACATACGGCAACATTGACCGCAGTGCCTACACTTGGTGGAAATCTTCACAGTATGCCGCTGGCTCTGTGAACCCAACCCGTCAAAACATTCTGCAATACATTTCTGGCACAGTGAAAGCTGGTGCTGAAATGCCTAGCTTTGGTGTTTGCGGTTTTGGTACTTGGACATTGTTGGCTCAAGACTTTGTCGGTCAAGAACAATACGTTATCACCCCAGGCGCAGGTTTCGATGGTGAAACCAACGGCCCTCAAGCCGCTTTCCGTGCCTTGATGGTTGCTGGCGTACCTATCTATCCAGACCCCTATTGCCCCGAAGGTACTGTGTACTTCCTGAACACCAACTACTTGTCTCTGTACATCCATGAGCAAGGTTCGTTTGTGTTTACAGGCTTTGAGTCCACACTTCCGAACTGGCAAATTGGTTATGTTGGCGCAGTTTTGATGATTGCCGAATTGGTGAACGTCAAACCTAAGTCCATGACCAAGGTGACGGGTTACAACTACCTTTCACTGTAAGGAGAAAAAGTCATGGCTTTAGCACTAAACAAAATCATTCTTGCGAATGCAACCACTAACACCGCTGGTGCTTACTTTGCAAATGTCTCATTGACTGCCGCTAACGCAGGTACGGTGATTCCAGCAGGTACATACTTGGTGTTCCCTTCAGCCAACGTAATTGTGACCGCCAACAATGGCTCATCCATCACAACCTTGCTTGCCAATAACACTGGCGGCATGATTTTGTCTGATGGCGTGAACGTGTTTGCACAGTCAATTATTGCGGGTGCGGGTGCTGCTACCGCTCTTACCATCAATGGTGGTTTGTCAGCTAACAGTACTTACACAAGCTAAGGAGACAGTATGAACTCGAATCATGTAGGGTCACTGTATCCCGATAGTTTTGGTAATGTCTTGATTGGCACGACCTCTGCTCCCGTAGGCATGGGAAGCACAGGTAATGCTATTGCAACTATTCCAACTATCGGTACAAGCTACATTGTTCGCCGTATTACTGTTCAAAATGCCAACGGAAGTGTTGCGCTTGCTAACGTCACTATCATTAACAGCAATGATGGTGTCGTGGCAAACGCAGTTTCTAATGCGGTCGTGCTTGCAAACATCACAGCAACAACAAAATACCAGGATTTAGGGTTGACGGCAAACACTGCTACAACAATCTATTCTGGTTCTTTGTTTGTGTGTGTCAATACAGCCGCTGCCGCAAACAACACAGTTGACATCGCAGTGTACGGTGACGTTGTAACACTATGACAGAACTCGTTTATGTAACCAACAATACCGACAAAGACCTGTACGCTGAGTACAACTATGTCGGTTATGACTTCCCTGTTGGCAAGACAGTTGAGTTGACTGTCCCCGCTGCTAGGCACATGTTAGGTTATGGAGATGAGGACAAGGAGAAGTATCTTGTCCAGTTGGGCTTGATACGACTTCACAGCGAACTTGAAGAAGCAACGGAGAAATTTAGAAATGTTCAAATTTCTGAAGAGCCTCCCAAAAAGAACAGCTCGTTACCCTCGGCTGTTGGCGTAGTACCCTTACGGATTGAGAAATCCGTTGGGGGAAAGGTCAATCAGAGGGTTGCATAACATGAAGGTAACATGGCAACTCTCTCTTCCTACATCACGGAAGTACAGCGGTTATTGCATGATGCAAACGCTGTCTTCTGGACAACCTCGGAGCTAACGGACTACATCAACGATGCCCGTGAGCGAGTAGCGAGAGATACTGGGTGCTTACGCACTCTTCAAATAACTGCCACCCCAATTTCAAACACAGGTGTAGCCGCAACTATTTGGACTGCGGGTGCTACTGTTACTGCTGGTGAATTTGTTTTTAACAACATCTTCATCTATGAAGTAACTGTCAGTGGTGTGCTTGGTAGCACCTCTCCACCTTATCCAGACTCTAGTTACACATTCCCGCCATCTGCTCCTTTTACAGATGGCACGGCAACCTTGCAGTATTCTGGCCCTGTCGAGGTCATCCCTTTTGCCACCATTTCTACAGGCACAACGCTAGATATTTTGAACGTCAATATTTACTGGGGTAACAGCCGCATTCCTCTGCGGTACTTGCCTTGGTCAAACTTCAATGCACAGTTGCGTTATTGGCAAAACTATGTAGGTAGACCTGTTTGTTTCTCTATTTACGGTCAAAACACCATCTATGTTGGCCCTGTTCCCGACCAAGCCTATGTGGTTGAGATAGACAGCACTATCTTGCCTACGGCTTTGAGCTTGAATTCTCCTAATGTCAACGACCAAATACAAGACCCCTACACCACACCTGTAGCTTTTTATGCGGCTTACAAAGCCAAATACAAAGAACAAAGCTATGGAGAAGCTGAAATATACAAACAAGAATATGCCAAGCAAGTTCAGGCGGTGCTGAACTCTGTGTATACCCGCAGAATCCCTGACCCCTACAGCACGTTCTAATCATGGCATCAGCAGAACAAAAAAAATCTTATGCTGTTTATAAGAATTTTAAGGGCTTGAATACCAAGTCCAATAGAACTGCTATTGAGGATGAAGAGTTTGCTTGGATTGAAAACGCCATGCCTATCGGGTTTGGCAACATCAAAATTGTCCCTGCACAAGTTGTAGTCAATGACGGTGGTGGTAATGCTATTTCGTTTGGCAACACGGTAACCACCCTGGTAAACACCAATTTGGAATTGTTTGATTATTTGTTGGCTTTCCAACAAGATGGAAGAGGACAGTACGTCATCATTGATACAGGCACTGTAGGCAATGTCGGAGTGACAGGAACATTTTCTTCTGCAAATGTGTCTATTGCACAGTGGAATAATGAAGAGGTATTTATAGGTGACCCTAGCAAGGGACTCTTTTCTTGGAATGGCACTGATTTACTTAATGTTGGTAGTGTAGGTCAAATAGGCATTACAAACAGAGGTTCAGGTTACACCTCTGCGCCAGCAGTTACCATCTCTGCTCCCAACCAAACAAATGGCACACAAGCTACAGCAGAGGCAACAATCACTGCAAATACCGTGTCATCTATTGCTATCACTGAAGGCGGTAGTGGATACACCTCTGCTCCTACTGTAACAATTACAGGCGGTGGTGGTAGCGGTGCTACTGCTATTGCAGAAATACTTACCTTTACAAAAGGTGCGCTGTTTGTTCAAGTTACAAACGGTGGTTCTGGCTACAACCCCTCTTCCCCTCCCGCTGTCACCATCACGGGTGGTGGTGGTGCAAATGCCGCTGCCACTGCCATTGTGTTTGGCAATGCGGTTACACAAGTCATAATGACAAATGTCGGTAACAACTTCACAAGTGTTCCAACCGTCACCATAGCTGCACCTCCAACGCCTACAGGAAATTCAAATGCCACTGTAATAGGTGTACCCAACTTAGAAGAGATAGCAAGCGTTTCTACCTTTTCTGGTCGTGTGTGGGTGGCTACAGGCCGTACAGTCACTTTTTCCTCGGCAACTAGTCCTACTGACTTCACTTCTCTTTCTGCGGGGTCAGAGACAATTACAGACTCTACCTTGCGTGGCAACATACAAAACATGGTATCTGCCAACAACTTTCTGTACATTTTTGGTGAAGACAGCATCAACGTGTTTTCAGATGTGCGGATTACAAACACAGGAGACACGTTATTTACGAACACAAACGTGTCTGCGTCTGTAGGCAGTAAGCTCAAATACGCTGTTTACCCTTACTTCCGTTCTGTGTTGTTTATGAATAATTACGGGGTGTATGCCCTAGTTGGCTCTACGACAAGCAAGATTTCTGACCAACTAGATGGCATCTTCCCCTATATAGACTTCACCAAACCTGTAACTGCGGGTCAGGTTCTGCTCAACAACATCTTGTGTGCAGCATTTAACTTCTACTTGAACGCAAGTTTTCCGACTACCACGGGAGACAGGTTTGTGCAGTGCGTGTTTTTTGAGAAGAAATGGTTTGTCACAAGCCAAGGTGCGTTGCGGTATGTATCTTCTGCGCCTGTAGGTGGCTTGATAAACCTGTATGGTGTGACAGACACGGCTCTTTTCAAACTGTATGGCAATGCGACTGCCAACATTTCATCTGAGATACAGACATCCTTGTCTCCTATGAAAGACCCTATTCGCACCAAACAGGCACTAAAATTTGGCATAGAAGCAACGCTGACTACGGGTGCTACTTTCAATGTGACGGTTGACAGTGAGTATGGCTCTAGCCCACCTTACACAGTAACTAACAGCAATGTGACTTGGTACAACAATTCCAATGTCACAATTCCGTGGATAAACAACTCATCTATCACTATTGGTTGGTTGTTGGCAAGCGGTTATGCTCTTTACAAATCGGATGCACAGCAGTATGGTAAGTATATAGGTATGACAATTACCTCAACAGACCCTGCTTTTGTGCTTAACACCATTGAGTTTGAACATGAATTGAGAGTGAGGTTCTAATATGCCAGTACCGTTTACATTTGGAACAGCAACATCTGCTATTCCTCTGTCTCAACTAGACAGCAACTTTAACACTGCCATTACTATTGGTAACACCGCTGTACAGCTAGGTAACACTGTTACTACGCTCAACAGCATGACGCTGGCAAATGTAACCATCAGTAGTGTTTCTGGGCCTATCACAGCTACACAGGGCGGTACAGGGCAAACATCACTGACTGCCAACAATGTGGTGCTTGGTAATGGCACAGGCACAGTTTTGTTTGTCGCACCAGGTGCAACAGGCAATGTGTTGGTGTCTAACGGCACAACATGGACAAGCAATGCAACAGTTGCCAATTTGACTGCAACTAACTTGCTCGTTACAGAGATGAGAGAAACAACAACTGTTTCTGCTACTGCTGCAACTGGAACAATTAACTACGATGCGCTGACTCAGGTTGTCTTGTATTACACCACCAACGCATCAGGCAACTTTACAGTTAATTTCAGAGGTAATAGCGGCACATCTTTGGACAGCGTAATGTCCACAGGACAATCGTTGTCTGCCACATTCTTGGTGACCAATGGTTCTACCGCTTACTACAACTCTGCTGTAACAATTGACGGCAATAGCGTTACTCCCAAATGGCAGGGTGGCTCTGCACCGACAAGTGGCAATGCAAGCTCAATTGATAGCTACACATACGTTTTGCTAAAAACAGGAAGCGCCACGTTCACCGTGTTGGCATCACAAACCAAGTTCGCATAAGGACACGCAGATGCCACGTTTATCCAAAATTGGTGCTGCTGCACTCGCTGCCTTTGGGTGGACAGGGTTGCAATCTGTTACTGCCACCTACCTTGTGGTTGCTGGTGGTGGTGCTGGTGGCAATGGCGGTGGCGGTGCTGGAGGATATAGAACAGGAACAGCGTCATTAGACCCAACACTTTCATACACAATAACCGTTGGCGCTGGCGGTGCAAATGCAACTTACCCCACCGTTGGTTCTTCTGGGGGCGCATCTTCTATATCTAGCATAGGAATATCTTCTGCTGGCGGTGGTGCGGCGGCGCAAGCTGGAAATGCTGGCTTGTCTGGTGGTTCGGGCGGTGGCGGTGCTGGTTCGTCTTTTGGAAGTGGTGCGGCTGGCTCAGGAAATACTCCAAGCACTTCTCCATCTCAAGGAAATAACGGTGGTACAGCGGGTACTGGAACTACTGGAAGTTCTGGCGGCGGCGGCGCTAGTGCGGTAGGTGGTAACGGTTCTGGAGGAACAGGCGGCGCAGGTGGTGCAGGAACTGCCTCAAGTATTTCTGGGTCATCCGTCACTTATAGCGGGGGTGGTGGTGCTGGTGGAGACACTGCTGGTGCTGGAGGTTCTGGCGGCGGCGGCGCTGGAGCATCTGGAAATAATAATGGTACATCGGGAACATCCAACACTGGCGGTGGCGGCGGTGGAACAAGAAACAACACCATTATTGCAACTGCTGGCAACGGCGGCTCAGGCATTGTCATCATTTCATACACAAGCGCAACACAATTATTTGGTGGTGGAACTGTTACCCAATCAGGCGGTAACTTCATTCACACATTCACATCTTCTGGCGCACTTAGCCCTTTGTCATCTGTAACAGCAA